TGACACATAAACAAAGATTTACCAACACCAGTTCCTGCAAGAGCAATATTCAAAGTCTTGCGAGGAAGACCACCTTTTGTAATACGATTGAACATATCAAGATCAAATTCGATCTTGTCTTCCTTCCGATGATAAAACTCATACCGTGCATCTGCATCATTAAAATAATCATGACCAACATGATCATCAAAAGATACACTCAAAGCCTCAGATAGAATACTTGGAATTGCATCACGACTTTTTGTTTTATCCTTACCATCAGAAATCTTGATAGATTCCATCAGAGCAAGATAAACAGCACGTTCCTTACACCACTTTTCAGTGGTGTCTATCAACCAATTCTTGTCAGTTTTTTCCTCATGAAGATCTCGAATGGTATTAATACATTCTTTGAATACTTCTTCAGACAAGTCATTCCTATTCTGAACTTGAATTTCAAGAACAGACTTAGATGGCAGATCATCATACTTGATCACATATTCATTGATCTCAGAAAAAAGAATCCTCTCAGCAAAGACATCAAAATAGTTGTCCTTGATGAAAGGAATAACTTTCCTCATATAGTCCCCATCAAAGATGAGATTGGAAAGAATTTTCTGTTCAAATTTCATACGTAATGCAAATAAGTGCTGAGGAGATACTTCTTACCACTAATCGGTTTGTTACCACGGTGAGGGAACATCCACAGAGGAGGGAAGATTACCATTCTACCTTTCTGAGGAATGATTGTCAACTCATCAAAGACAGTTTCACCGCCGGTCTCTACATCATTAAGATACCAGAAGAAGGATAAAAATCTTCTGGAAGACTCATAGTTAGTTACATCTACATGAGTATCAAACCGATCATTATTATCAACTTCATAAGCTTTTATTCTAAACTGTTCAAAAGCATGTTTTTCTGGAAAACAATTACGGTGAACATACTTATAGTATTTGTCCCTGTAATGTTGTACAGAACGAATTAACTTATTATGAATACCAGTTATGTTTTTATCATGACTGGATATATTTTGAGTCAGATTATATTGAGTAAATTTTGGCGTACCATTATTATCAATAGATTCTTTTTCGGGAACTGACTCAAATAAGTTAATCAAGGACTCACAGTCATTCTTAGAAAGTACATTGTCATGTACCTGAATGAGATCATTCAAATGAACCATAACTGTATTCCTTCTTTGCACATTCATCTAAAGATTGCATAATCTCTGGAGTGAAATATTTTTCTGGATCTGCTAGAATAGTTTTAGCATAAGTTTTTACACCATTAATTTCATAGCGACCACCAGACTTACTGAAGATACCATACTTTTCACCAAGTTCTAGAAGTCCATAATACTTATCGAGACCACGATGATCATAGAACAATCGAGTTTCGACAAGAGAATTCTCTTTGGTAAATCGAGACTTGTATGCTTTACACTTCACGATATTACCAACCACTTCGGTCCCGTCCTTCTCCTTGGACTTGGACAGGAAGATAATCGTAGAAGCGGCGTACTTGAGTCCAGAACCCCCTCCCATCTCCTTCATAGGGACGTAGGACCCCACCACGTCATACGTGTGGTTGGTGACCACCAGGGGGATGCCTGCGGTCCCTAGCTTGAGGGAGAGAATCCTGAAGATAGACTTGACCACCTGAGCACGGGTCATGTCACGGGTCTCCTTACCGTCAGTAGCGTCCTGGACTTCTTTACTGGTGGAAAGCATGCCAAGACTATCCAACACAAACATCAGTGGTGGACGATCTTCCTTTTTCATTTTCATATATTCATCAACAACCTTAATAGATTGTGTACGAAACTCTTGTACTGTGGTGACAGGAACAAGACCAATACGAGAGGTATCAATGTTCCTCTCTTTCATCATATTCTTAGTGATAGCAGATTCTGATTCAAAGTAAATTACTTCACCAGTCGGATTCTGTTCCAGAAAATATCGCACCATTGAAAGTGCAAAGAATGTTTTACCTGTACTTGATTCTCCAGCAAGAGCAGTGATCTTATTTGCAGGAAGTCCACCATAGATACTACCACTTAGTAGGGCGTTGAAGATGTAGCTGCCAGTGTCGATAAAAATATCGCAATCGCCACTAGCAACACCGTCCTCAACAACAGAAGCAAATTCATTTTCCAGATCGGGGATTACAGATTTAATAAAACTCATAGATACTCCGTTTTTAAAATTATACCATCAAGAGAAGAAAGATTCAAGTGTCCCTCGTTTCTCTACTTGCCATCCAATAGGTTCAACAACCTTCTTGAGTGGTTCTACAAAACTCTTCTCAAATTGCATATCATAATCGACATACTTATCTAGTTTCAATTCTTTAGGAAGAGTTTGGAAGTATGCGATAACATCCTCACCAATGGGATTAGGTTTTTTCAAATAAACAAATTTAATTTTTTCACCTTCCTGAATCATAGGATACTTACTCTGCAATTTGTTCTTTTTGATGTAGTGATTATACAAGATAGCACCACGAACTTGAATTGGTGTCCCTTTTCTGTATAGATCTGCAGAACTTTTATACTTATCAATTCCATTACAACCGCGAGGGAAAGAGATATTTTCAATCTCTTGTTCCTTGGTTTCTTTCCTCACAGATTCAATAAAGTTGATCAACTCATCATTAGTATTATTGATGATGATTGTAAAAGCTTTCTTGAGTTTATCTCGGAAGAAAGATGGAGTAGAAGACCGTGCAGTTTCCAGTCCCATGATCTTCAGTTTTGGTGATTCATATCGAACACCTTCACTGTCCCATACATTAAGAATATATCTCTTTTTAGCAGTCCAGATTCCACGGTCAGCAATATTCTCCCGTTTCATCTGCATCTTTTGATCGTATGCGTTTACCTTCTCGGCCAACGCTTGGTAAGAACCATCAATATACTTTTCAAGTTCCACCTTACAGATCTTGTCAAGGAAATTAACAATCTTCTCACTAGAAGTCTTTCTCCCCTTGTATACAGCTTCAACCACAGGACCCATATTAAGATAGATAGAGTCAGTATCAGAAGCAATGACATAATCCTCTCCTTCTGTTTTTAAAAGTCTATTTAGATATCCATTCATCTTGTTCTCAATCCAACGGATTGAAACTTGACCAGACAAAGTGATTGCTTCTGCATTTGCAATTCGGAAATAGCGAAAATATTCATTACCGATTGCACCATAAGCAGAGTTGAGAGAGATCTTCTTTGCCATCTGGATATTATTACAACGAGCAATCTCCTTTGTCAACTCAATTGTAGGAGTTTTCTCATACTGTTGTTTTGCTTCAAGCATTTTCTTCTTGAAGATCACACGATCGTTATACATCTTCTCCATCAGTTTCGGCAAGAATCCTTGGAAGTCTTTACGATACTGAGCACCATTTGCACAAAGAGCATACTTCTCATCATACATTACTGGTTGTGAAAGAATCTTATCTACCGTGACACTCGGGTGTTTTTCCTCAACCAAAGTTTCTGGCGATATGTTGTATTGCATAATGAGGTGAGGGTAGAGCGAGTTGAGGTCAAAAGAGACAACCCAATCGTAACTCCCTGGAATAGGTTCTTTGACATACGCACCAGCATATGCTGCATCCTTCTTGTGAATAATTTTTGGCGGAACAACAATATTATCTTTCTTGAGATAGTTGAAAATAATATTGTCCCACGTTTTAACTTGCGAATAGACATCTTCATAGTTCTGTTTTGCATCATAAGCCATGGTCAAGCACAACTCAATCAGTTTCATCTTGTCTTCCATACGGTCAACAAGTTCCACGTCAATAATGTTGTATTCTACAAACTTCTGCCAGTTATTGGTATAGAAAGCTTTGAAGTTTTCAAACTCACTGTGGTCAAGTTTCTTCTGACCAAGTTCAACAAAAGCAATATGATCCAGACGATAGGATTCCTGATTAGTATAAGTAAACTTCTTGTACAGATCCAGATAATCTAGACAAGAAACACCACCCAGATCATAAGCAATTTGTTTGCGACCTTGAACAACAAACTCACGATAGTTAATCAAGTTCCATGGAGACAGAGAACGCATGTGTTTCTCTGTGAACACACGTTCAATACGACGGCAAATGTAAGGAATATCATAAAGATATACGTTCCATCCAGTCACAATGTCTGGAGTATTCTGGACCCAATAATTGATAAATTTATCTAGAAGATCTCTCTCATCGTAACAATAAACAAACTCTACATCATCACGATTATTTTCAAACTCGCGAGTTCCCCAAACAATTAGTTTCTTTGTATTCAGATCTTTAATAGTCAGACAGAGAATAGATTCGGAAGCAGATTCTACATCTGGGAAACCATTTTCACACTCAACCTCAATGTCAAGTGTAATGATATTCATTGCTGACATATCAAACTTGACTTCATCTTGTGGATACTTATCAGCAATATACTGATACAAAAATCTTTCGTACCCATAGATTTCAAAATTCTGAACGTCAGAATATTTTTTGATAAACTCACGAGCTTCTTTGACACCACCAAACTTAATTGGTTTTACATAGTTATCATCGAGTGTTTTGAATTTTGTTTTATCTGGCGATGGAACAAATAGAACTGGAGAAAACGTGTCTCTATACATCACACGTTCACCATTCTCATATCCAAGATAGAGAACTTGATCTCCGACTAGTTGAACGTTGGTGTAAAAATTCATGAATTAATAATCTTCTTGTAAAGTGCAGCGATCTCTTCAGATGGTGTAGATATTGTAACAATACGATTTGAATAAATCAAGGTATCTGTTTCATCAGTATACCTAGGCCATTTTCGTAGTTGGATATCACCATCTGTATCAATAATTTCTCTGCAGTTTTTAAGAAAACAAGAAGGTTCTTCATCTAGTTCTTCAATATCAGCAACAACAATAGCATTGTTTATCAATTCAATCACATGCAAGTTCATAGAGACTCCTGGTTTCAACTATAATACCACAAAAAAAGAGGGGCGTCAACTGGATTGTGCCAGTTGCCCCTCTTATGCGGCGACGATATAAACTATTTATTCAATGTCATAGACTTTTAACTTCTGATGATCTGGAACAATCTTTCGTAGTTTGATAATCAACATACCATTAGTAAATTCAACTCCATCAATTTCCACATCATCAGATAAATTGAAACCTCTAGCGAAGGTGCGAGTTGCAACCCCACGGTGCATGTACTCTTCTTCTCCTTTACTCTTCGCTGACTTTGACCTGACTAGGAGAACATTAGTCTCAGTAGAGACTTCAATCTCATCCTTACTCCAGCCAGCAAGTGCCATTTCGATCCTCCACTTAATCTCGGATTCTTTTACGAGATTGTAAGGGGGATACGCTTCGTTTACAGTACCCATTCCATAAGAATGTAATCTGTATACCATATCATCCAATCCAACACTGTATCTTTCAACAGCATCTACCACGGCATTAAGATCCTTTGCCGTGAACTTTCTAAGTCCCGTCATTATTGTAGCTCCTTTAAAGCGAGTTTGTGTTTTGTGGTCCCCGAAGGCAACCTTTTGCGATGAAGGGGTTATTGCTAACCTAGTCCTCCATCGAATTTATTTATTACAAAACAACAAAAAAGGTACGGTGTGAAAACCGTACCTGTATGGTAGTTCCGAATGTAGAGTGTGCCGCACGAAAGACACACAATTATTTATAACTTGACTAAATAGGGCATGAGGTCTATAATAGACCTGTCGTTCATCTCCTTCGGGAGACGCAAGTAAGTCGCGGAACGGAGCGTTCATCCCATGGTAGA